TCTAAAGGCCTATGGGTATGTAATAGGTGATATTTTAACAATACCAGAAGGTGCTTTAGGAGTAGGACAGTTAGTATCTGGATCAATAATTCCAAATACTTCAATTCCAACAGTAACTAATAATGTAGAATACGCTATTCCAATTCATACAACTACAGGATATGCAGCTGTTGCACTTGTTAAATCCTTGGGAGGTGTTATTTCTACTGTTACCATAGATTATATAGGTACAGGTTTTCAAACAGGACAGATAGTAACTATTACTCAACAAGAATTAATAAATCAAGGATATGGAACAGTAAGTGGTGATTGGACTGGTACTCTAGAAGCTGGAAATGTTCAAAATTCATCAGCAGTAACTCTTGGTGCAATAACTGCAGGTAAATTTGAATCGGTAATAACGGATGCAACAATAGCATCTGGTGGGTCAGGATATGAAGTTGGTGAACAAGTTTCAATACCAGGTAATGCTATAGGAGATGCACAAGATGCAATATTTACACTAACATTAAATGATTTTACAGAAAATGGAGCTAGAAGTTATTGGACAATGAATGTATTACCTACATCATCACTAATGTTTTCAAGTCCTCAAGTTACAGGAAGTCATTTTAATGGTTTCTTCGGACAAGATTTAGAGTTTGTATCAGTATATGCTGAAACAGAAAGAATGGATATTGAGTATGTAGTTGTTAACTCAGATAATGTATAAATAAAAAAATATGGCAAATATACCAATATGGCCCGGATCTAGTTCATTCGCCCCAGGAGACACACCTTTTGGGTGGTACGATAATGATTTAGAATTTCAGGTAGACGCAGATAAATTTTCGGTCTTCGCAGCTCGAAGATTAGGATATCCAATTGTTGATGTAGAATTACAAAATTTAAACTTTTATGCAGCTTTAGAAGAAGCCGTAACAATCTATGCAAATGAATTATATGGGTTTAAAATTAGAGATAATTACTTAACATTAGAAGGAGCCGATGGAGCCTCTATGGATATTGAAAATACAGTTGTTATTCCTAACTTAGGAAGAATTATCGAAATGTCCCAACAGTATGGTGTAGAAGCTGGTACTGGTGGTAATGTAGATTGGCATAAGGGTAAAATACAATTAACAAGTAGTATTCAAGATTATGATTTAGAAGCTTGGGCTAATGCTAATATACCCCAATATAAAGGTCATGATTTAGAAATTATGAGAGTGTTTTATGAAGCTCCTCCTGCATCTATGAGAGCTTTTGATCCATATCAAGGTGGTGGCGGTATGTCTGAAATGATGGATACTTTTGGATTTGGTCAATTTTCACCTGCAGGTGTTAATTATATGTTAATGCCTATTAATTATGATTTACAAATCATTCAACAAATAGAATTTAATGATATGATTAGGAGAGCTAATTACTCCTTTGAAATGCACAATAATCACTTAAGAATATTTCCTATACCAGATGGCCAACCAGATACAATGTATTTTGAATATATTTTAAATTCAGAGCGTTCAAGTGCTTCATTTGTAGTAGGAAAAACTAGTACAATTACTAATATTTATGATGTTCCTTATACTAATCCAAATTATGACGATATAAATTCAGTTGGTAGAAGTTGGATATTTGAATATGCTTTAGCTTTATGTAAGGAAATGTTAGGATATGTTAGAGGTAAATACCAAGTTGTACCCATACCTGGAGATAATGTTACACTAAATGCTAATGATTTAATAACGGCAGCTACTGGAGAAAAAGAAAGACTAATTGATAGGTTAAGAGCTTATTTAGGAGAAACATCAAGAGAAAAATTATTGGAAAGAAGATCAGCCGAAAGCGATTATATTCAAAAAGAATTAGGCAATGTTCCATTTCCAATTTATATAGGATAATATGGCATTATTTGGAGGAGCAAGAGATATAAGTCTATTTAGACATTTAAGTAGAGAATTGATGGCAGACATCATTACTCAACAGTGTTCTTTTTATAAGTTTAAGTTAGAAGAAACTAAAGTAAACATATATGGAGAAGCTGCTGAGGAAAAATTCTACATGGGTCCTGTTTTAGTAAATTGTTTAATTGAAAGATCAGATGAAACTTACCCTGAAACAGACTTAGGTACAGATTTTACTTGGGGTGCTACCTTTAAATTTTTAAGAGATGATTTATTAGATAAAATGAAAGAATTTAATGCTGACTTTGCTCCAACTAATTACCAATATGGTGCTGATTTAGTTCCTGAAGTTGGAGATATTATAATGTATCAAGAAGGATATTATGAAGTAGATAATGTTAATGCTAACCAGTATTTTATGGGTAAAAATCCAGATTATCCTAATTCACCACAAATCCAGAATCCTGGATTAGATGAATTTGGGTCTTCTATCTCAATTATAGTTGAAACACACTATGTACCAGCTGATAAAGTAGGAATAACACAAGAGAGATTATACACAGGAAATAATAATAACCCATCATTAAATGGCTAATAGAGGAAAAATACCAATACCAATAACACAAAGAGAAATATTAAATTCTCAAATAGAACCATATAACCCGCCACCGGGTTCTCCTGGTTTTTCTGATACTGGTAACCCTAATAATTCAGGTGTTCCAAATAGGGGAGATCAAGTTTCTTTTAGAGACGATACAACTAAACCATTTTCTTTAGGTATTAAGGATATTGATGAAGCTATAATGTATTATATGGAAGAGGTTATTAAACCTACTGTAATTCAAAATGGAGCAGTTCAACAAGTACCATTTATTTATGGTTCACCTGAAAGATGGAAGCAGGTACAAAAAGATGGATATTATAGAGATAAAAAAGGTAAAATAATGTTACCTTTAATTACTTTTAAACGTAATAATATTGAAAAGGTTAGAAATGTAGCTAATAAATTAGACGCAAATAACCCCCATAATGTGAGTATAACTCAAAAACAATACAGTGTACAAAATGCTTATGATAATTTTGATATTTTAAATAATACAAGACCTTTAAAAGTAAATTATGCTGTAGTTGTCCCAGATTATGTTAATATTACATATGACTTTATTATATCTACATATTACGTAGAACAATTAAATAAGATAGTAGAAGCAATGAATTATGCTTCAGATTCATATTGGGGTAATCCCGAAAGATATCAGTTTAGATCTAGAATTGATAACTTTGCCACACCTGTAGAGGTTGAATCCAAAGGAGAAAGAGTTGTTAAATCAACGTTTTCATTAAAATTATATGGGTATTTAGTTCCAGACATAGTTCAAAAAGAATTAAATTCTGTTGGTCAAAAATTCAATACTCCAACACAAATAAAGTTTACAACTGAAACAGTAACTAGTATAGAAAAATTAAATCAAAAATCACAAATAGATAATTCACGTTTAAGTATTCAATCGGAAAATAATTTTACATCATTTCCAAAACCTAAACAATAATGATATCTTTTGCAATATTTATAAATAAATTTAGATGGGTATAATATTAAGAGGAAATAAAGGATCCGCATTAACTTGGGATGAAGTAGATGAAAATTGGCGATCTCTTTATTATTCTAGTTCCATTTCAGCATCCACTCTTTATTTCTATTTTACAGGGAGTTGTGTTACTCATAGTGTAGAATTACCTTCTGGTGGGAGTGGTGTTGGGGGTATTTTTACCCAAACCGGTTCTTTTTATGCTACTACAAATGACTTACAGGTAACAGGTAGTTTTAATGTTGATTTATCCAATGGGGATGAATTTTGTATTTACCCCCTCCCACTTCAAGATGTTCCAACAATTGTAACATACGATGAGACCATGGGTTGTTTTGGTTTTGTAAATGTCACATCAGGAACTAGTGGTTTTTCAGGTACTTCAGGTACTGCCGGTATAAGTGGTACTTCAGGTACATCAGGTACAGAGGGTACATCAGGATTAAACGGAACTTCAGGCACTTCAGGCATTTCAAACACCTCAGGTACTTCAGGTTCATCAGGTTCATCCGGAACTAGTGGTACAGCCGGAAATGGGGGCACATCAATGCCTTCAGGTGAATCAGGTACATCAGGAACTACAGGAACTTCAGGATCCTCAGGTGCAGAAGGTTCATCAGGTACTT